GTACTGTTGCACGATTTAGTGGCAGTGGTAATTCTATTCTCATTGGTGATGATGGAACTGATGGTGTAATTGGCGTAGGTAACTCTAGTTCAAATTTAGGATTTTTATCTCGTGTTGCTGGTGTTTATACAAAAACAATGGTGCTTACGTCAGCGGGTTATTTGCTTCTAGGATATACAACCAGCAATGGTAGTTATAACTTGCAAGTAAACAGTCAGATTTTTGCAACTTCATCTACTATTGCTACATCAGATGGTCGTTACAAAGAAGATGTAATTCCATTATCGGGTGCGCTTGATTTAGTTAATGCACTAAACCCAGTACAATTCAAATGGAAAAACCATCCAGTTCATAATTTTGATAGACAACAACCAACTGTGGGTTTTATTGCTCAAGAAGTTCAACAAGTATTGGTAGACAAACCATATTTAAATAGCATTATTAAACACAATGAATGTATTCTTGAAAAAGAAGAAAAAGATAGTAATGGAAATATTATAAAAGAAGCCGTTATTGAAGATTTTTTAGGTATTGCAGAAGGTAACATGATTGCAATTTTGACAAAAGCAATCCAAGAACAACAAGCCCTAATTGTCTCGCTCAAAGCACGACTTGATGCCGCCAATCTTTAAGGAAACACCATGTCAGTAACTTGGACAATCTCACAACTAGACCGCAAAACAGCAGATGGCTTTGTAACTACAGCACATTGGCAAGCCACAGCAGTAGATGGAGACTACACAGCATCCATCTATTCAACTTGCTCATGGGCAGATGGCACAGTCAATACGCCTTATGCAGACCTGACACAAACCACAGTCCTTGGATGGGTATGGGCTAATGGTGTTGATAAGCAAGCCACAGAAGCGGCTCTGGCGGCTCAGATTGCTTTGCAGAAAGCACCAGTAATGGCTTCTGGCACTCCTTGGGGTCAAGCATGAAGCTAGAACTAGACGTTAATGAGATTAACTTTGTATTGCAGACTCTTGGTGAATTGCCAAGCAAGTCAGGCGTTTGGCCCCTGATTCTTAAAATAAAAGAACAGGCTGAAGCGCAAATTCCTAAAGACTCGGAGTGAGTAATGGAAAACGAAGTCACTCATAAGCAAATCTACGACAGGTTGGTTGAAGTTGAAACCAAAGTAGATAACATAGAAAAGAACACAGAACACGTAATCAAAGCCTTTAACGCTGCGTCAGGTGCTTTCCTAGTACTTGAGTGGATCGCTAAAGCTGTGAAACCTATTATTATTATAGGTGCTTTCTTCGGGGCTATTTGGTTAGCTATTGACAACAAATTTAATGGAGTAAAATAACTATGGCATTGGCAACTCTTTTAAGTGGCGTAGCAGCCACAGGTGCTTCACAAGGTATTCGTACAGACGGTCTAGTACCAGCTCATGTACAGATTTCAGGTATTACTGTCGGTACAGTGGCTGTTCAAGGCTCTGTAGACGGTTCAACATGGGCTACAGTGGCTACAGCTTTGACAGCTGACGGTATTGTAACTCTTGCATCACCTACACCTTATATACGAGCTAATGTAACAGCTTTTACATCGGGTACTATTACAGTTAAAATCTTTTATTAAAACAAGTCTAAAAGGCTTGACATTAACACTAAAGTATGTTAATATATTGATTATATAAGGAACATTAATGGCTACGACATATCTACAGTTGGTTAACAACGTACTCATACGGTTAAGAGAAACTGAAGTATCGTCAGTTAGTGATACTCCTTATAGTTCTTTGATTGGTGTGTTTGTTAATGATGCTAAGAGAGAGATTGAAGATGCTTATAACTGGAACTGTTTAACTACTACCATTGTTATTCCTACAGTAGCGGGTACTCGTAACTACACATTGACAGGTTCAGGTCAAAGGTTTCGCACTGACGATGTCTTAAATGACACTCAAGATGTACCTATGAGGTCAGTACCCACTAATTGGATGAACAGACAGTACTACATTGGTACTACTCAAAACGCATCTCCTATATACTATAACTACAGCGGTATCTCCAATGATGATACTCAGGTAGATTTATGGCCTCAACCTGATGGTGTCTATTCACTTAGGTTTGAATTAGTTATTCCTCAAGTTGACTTAACTGCCAATGCTGACCTATTAAAGGTTCCTCCTCATTTAGTACAGATGTTAGCCTACGCTAAAGCTGTTGGTGAACGAGGTGAGGATGGAGGTTCAGCTTTCAGTGAGATATATCAGCAGTATCGTCTAGCCTTGGCAGATGCTATTGCCATTGAGAAGAATCGTTATGAAGAAGAAAACACTTGGATTGATGTCTAATGGTTGCTAAACTCTTAACCACGACTGTAGCAGCTCCTGGCTTTATGGGGCTGAATACACAGGATAGCTCAGTCTCTTTAGAGGCTGGTTATGCTACTGTGGCTAACAACTGTGTGATTGATAAGTTTGGACGTATTGGTGCTCGTAAGGGTTGGACTTTATCTCACGCTGTTAACAGTGATTTAAGCACTGCTGACGTTAAAGCTATTGGTGAGTTAATTGACAATGCTGGTAACTCATACATTATTGCTGCTGGTAACAATAAACTGTTTAAGCTTGTAGGTTCTACACTTACTTTGCTGACATACGGAGGTGGCGGTACAGCTCCTACAATCACAGACAGTCACTGGCAGATGGCTCCGTTGAATGGTGTCCTGTATCTGTATCAAGCTGGACATGATCCTTTAGTGTTTGACCCTACAGTCAGTACAACTACTTTTAGACGTATCTCTGAGAAGACTGGTTACTTAGGAACTGTGTCCAGTAACAATACAGTTATCAGTGCCTATGGTCGTACATGGAGTGCTAATAACGCTACAGTTAAGAGTACCATTCAGTTCTCAGACTTACTTGCAGGTCATGTCTTAAGTACTGGTACAGCTGGTACACTGGATGTATCTCAGGTGTGGCCTAATGGTGCTGATGAGATTATATCCTTAGCAGCTCACAATAACTTCTTAATTGTCTTTGGTCGTAGACAGATTCTTATCTACTCTAATGCTACTGACCCTAACAATCTAACACTATCAGATGCTATTACAGGTATGGGCTGTGTAGCTAGAGACTCAGTAGTAGCTACAGGTGGCGATGTTATCTTCTTGTCTGACTCAGGTGTACGTTCATTGATGCGTACCATCCAAGAGAAGTCAGCACCTATGAGAGACATTAGTGCCAATGTACGTGATGACTTAGTGTTAGAGATTAGCTTAGAGACTGCAGCTGACATTAAAGCTGTATATTCAGATAAGGAAGCCTTCTATCTGTTGTCTCTACCAACTCGTCAGTTAGTGTACTGCTTTGACATGAGAGCACCTCTACCTAATGGATCTAACAGGGTTACAACATGGGATGGTCTAGTTCCAACAGCTTTTAAGTATACTCGTAACAGAGACTTGTTAGTTGGTGAGTCTGGTTACATTGGTAAGTACGATGGCTACAAAGACAATGCTAACTCATACTTATTGAAATACTTTACTAACTACTTTGACTTTCAGTCACCTACTGTGATTAAGATTATGAAGAAGGTAGGCGTAACAGTTATTGGTGGTCAAGGATATGCAGTTACTTTAAAGTTTGGCTTTGATTACAGTGACATCTTGAACACCAGACAGTTTGATTTAGCCAATGCAGCTATTGCAGAATACAACATAGCTGAGTATAACATTGGTGAATATGGTGGGTCGGCCTTTGATAATAAGATTATTAATATTGGTGGTTCAGGTAAGGTTATTCAGCTAGGCTTTGAAACCAATGTATTTAATAGATCAATATCCATTCAGAAACTTGATGTCTATGTTAAGACAGGGAAGACACGATGAGCAACTATACAAAAGCTACTAACTTTGCAGTCAAGGATAGCCTGAATACAGGTAATGCTGCAAAGATTATTAAGGGTACTGAGATTAACACTGAGTTTGATAACATTGCTTCGGCAGTGAGTTCTAAACCTGATGCTAACAACGGTGCATTAACAGGAACAGCCACTGCAGTAAATCTTACTGTCTCTGGTACATTTACAGCAACAGTAGACGGAGGCACATACTAATATGGCTGATTTTGATTGGACAAGTTTATTAGGAGGCATAGCCTCTGGAGCTGTAGGTTCTATTGGTACTAACTACGCAGCTAACCAAGCAGCTGATGCAGCTACACAGTCTGCTGCTCAGGCTGCACAGATGGCTCAATTCAGACCTGTAGGAGTTACTACAAGGTTTGGTAAGTCAGGTTTTAACTATGACGATACTGGAAGGCTAATCGGTGCAGGTTATCAGGTAGCCCCTGACGTAGCTGCAGCCCGTGAAGGCTTGATGGGATTGGCTGGA